ATAGTCCAGAAGCTAGAAGAAGTTTCAAAGCAAGACACGCTAAGAATATTCGTAAGGGTAAATCTTCAGCAGCGTTCTGGGCAAACAAAGTCTTTTGGGCAGGAAAAGGTGGGAGTAAAAAGCGACCACCAAAATCCCAAAAGCATGTAAAAGGTATAAGAAGAAGAAAAACAACTCGAAGAAGAAAGAGAAGGAGCAGAGGATAATGCATACTAAAAGCGGACAAAAACTTTGGTTAGACGAAGGAATGGTACATGCCACTAAATTTCTAACTACATTTCTAAAGAAGGAAGAGATTAGAAATCTTTCAGAAGCTGAGGCAAAGTTCAAACAACTAGCAGCATCGTATTTATACTTATACCACAAGGCCCAAGAGCATGGTCTCTTGGACGAGGACACATTGGATAACTTTTTTACTGACGAGATAATACATTGATAGACATTAGTAGAAAAGACATAGTCTCCGATAGCTTGATGGCTTTTCAAGAGCAGTCAAGATTTATCAAGTTACCTATGGAAGGGTATCTTGAGTTATTAGGTATTGTACCTAACAGTTCACAACATGCAATCATCAATGCAATCAACAATCCTAAATATCGTTTTGTATGTGCAGCTGTCTCTCGTAGACAGGGCAAAACTTACATTGCAAATATTATAGGTCAGTTAGTCACTTTAGTACCAAACTGTAATGTTTTACTAATGTCACCTAACTATTCTTTATCACAGATTTCCTTTGATTTACAAAGACAATTAATTAAGCACTTTGATTTAGAAGTGATTCGTGATAATGCAAAAGATAAAGTTATTGAGTTATCAAACCACTCTACTATTCGTATGGGGTCAATCAATCAGGTAGACTCTGTTGTTGGTAGAAGTTATGACTTAATTATATTTGATGAGGCAGCACTTGTAGACGGCAAAGATGCGTTCAATGTCGCACTTCGTCCTACACTAGATAAAGAAAATTCAAAAGCACTATTTATATCTACCCCTCGTGGTAGAAATAATTGGTTTGCAGAGTTTTGGTATAGAGGCTATTCTGATGAGTACCCACAATGGGCAAGTGTAAAAGCTACTTACCACGAGAATCCAAGACTATCTGAGGAAGATATTGCAGAGGCAAAGAAAACTATGTCAGATGCAGAATTTAATCAAGAGTATATGGCAGACTTTAATGTGTTTGAAGGTCAGGTTTGGGCTTTCAATCATGAGGAGTGTGTCGCAGACTTGGCAGAACTGGATACCAGTCGTATGGATGTTTTCGCAGGACTTGACGTGGGTTATAAAGACCCTACAGCATTATGTGTGATTGGGTACGACTGGGATTCACAAAACTTCTATCTTTTAGATGAGTATCTAGATAGCGAAAGAACAACAGAGCAGCACGCTATGGAAATACGAAAAATGATAGACAAATGGGACATAGATTATATTTATATTGATTCAGCTGCTCAACAAACAAGATTCGATTTTGCACAGAACTATGATATTAGTACTATTAATGCAAAGAAGTCAGTACTAGATGGTATAGGATATGTAGCTGGTGTAGTAGACAATGATAAACTAATCGTAGACCAAAGATGTAAAGAGTCACTATGGGCTCTAGACCAATACCAGTGGGATCCAAATCCTAATTTATTAAAGGAAAAACCAAAGCATAATGCAGCATCTCACATGAGTGATGCCCTTCGTTATGCGCTATATTCATTCGAGGTAAGTGCTACAACTTTCTAGTCTACTCCTTGAAAAAATAGTTCTTGACAACAGGTAAAAATTTTGTTAAAATTCATATATGAAGTAGGTTTATGACTTTAAAGAGAGATTTGATAAAGTATGTTCGTGACAAAGCTAAGTCGCAGTATAAGAAAGACACGCATTGTTACATTTGTGGAAGTACAGAAAAGCTGGACTTTCATCACTTTTACGGTCTGACTGAGTTATTTGAATCATGGTGTAAAAAGAAAGGAATCACCATAAAGACCGAAGATGAAATACTAGCATATAGAGAAGTATTCATCGAAGAGCATAAAACGGAAGTTTACGAAAGTGCTGTTACACTATGTCACATGCATCATTTAAAATTGCATAACATATACGGTAAACGCCCAAAACTACTAACAGCAGAGAAACAACGAAATTGGGTGGAGATACAGAGAAACAAACATGGCATGGTATGATAGATTTTTAGGAATAGATAGAGAGGACAAAGAAAATCCTGCTCAATATATTATTTCGAGAGACCAAGGCTTAACTCTAGACAGTCGTGAAAATACGATAAGTTATAGAAATGCTTACGAAACATTAGAAATAGTAAACAGAGGTGTTAACATGATAGTGGACGACACAGCTGAAATACCATTCGATGTTGGTACAAAAGTAGAAGGTATCAATCCTATTAAGAAAAATTTACGAAGAACTAGAGTAGATTTATTACTTAATACTGAACCTAATCCATTTCAAGATGTAAGTACATTTAAAAGAAATCTGATAATTGACTTATTGATTGATGGAAATATATTTGTATATTTTGATGGTGCGCATCTGTATCATCTTCCAGCAGAGCATATTACTATTGAGACAGATGAAACTACATACATTAAAAAGTTTGTGTATGACCATACAGTAGATTATGCCCCTTCAGAAATAATTCATATCAAAGAAAACAGTTTTAACTCCATTTATCGTGGAGTTCCAAGACTAAAACCAGCACAGAGAACTATGGTTCTAATGCAGAACATGAGAAAGTTTCAAGATAACTTTTTCAAGAATGGAGCAGTGCCAGGTTTAGTCTTAAAATCACCTAACACTCTTTCAGAGAAAATTAAAGAAAGAATGTTACAGGCTTGGGTTGCTAGATATAACCCACAGTCAGGTGGCAGGAGACCATTGTTTTTAGACGGTGGTTTAGAGGTTGAAGACTTAACAGAAATTAACTTTAAGAACTTAGACTTTCAAGACGGCATAGCCGCTAATGAAAAGATAATACTTAAAGCGTTAGGTATTCCACCAATTTTGATGGATAGCGGTAATAATGCAAACATTAGACCAAACCATCGATTATATTATTTAGAAACCATACTACCTATAGTTAATAAAATAGCGTATGCTTTCGAGAGATATTTCGGTTTCAAACTTGATGAAAATGTATCAGGAATACCTGCTCTACAACCAGAGTTAAGAGACCAGGCAAGCTACTATGCAACACTTGTGAACACAGGTATTATGACACCGAATGAAGCAAGGGAGGCATTGAGATTTGAAACAATCGAAGGATTTGATACACCAAGAGTTCCTGCAAATATCGCAGGTTCAGCCGCAAATCCCGAAGAAGGTGGTCGACCAGTCGAATCGCCACCAAGCGAGGAAGAATAATGACAAAAGATATGATGATAAAGGCTTTGTCCGATTTCATGGCGTCAAAAGGCGTTGAGTCAATGACATTAGCCGAATATAAAGCAGTAGGTAACGATGTACCAGTCAAAGATTATTTATTAAAAAGATACTTTGGTTCATGGAACAGAGTTATGTCTGTTGTTAAGAAAAGATATCCTGTCTCAGTAGCACCAGCACCTGCGCCAAAAGCGGAGAAGAAGGTTGCTAAGAAAGAGGTAAAAGATGTCAAAAAATAACGAAAAAATATATCACTGGACTAGCACTTTTAAATCATTAGGTGAAACTGATGATGGAGGAGTAAATATTAAAGGTTCTGCGAGTACAAACGGACTAGATAGAGCTGGAGATATTATCGAGACAGAGGCATGGATGAAAGGTGGATTGGAAAACTTTAAAGGTAATCCTATCATTCTATTTAACCATGACTATAATAAACCTATTGGCAGAGCCACTGGTTTAGAAGTGACCGATAAAGGTTTAGACATCACTGCAAAGATATCTAAAGCCGCTGGTAATATAACACAATTAGTTAAAGACGGAGTCCTTGGAGCATTTTCTGTTGGTTTCAGGTGCAAGGATTCTGAATATATGACTGAAACCGACGGATATAAAATAAAGGACGCGGAACTTTTTGAAGTTTCTGTAGTATCAGTGCCTTGCAACCAAGGGGCAACCTTTGGCTTAGCAAAGTCATTTGATAGTATGGACGCTTATAGAGAGTACCAAAGTAATTTTTTAAAGGCTAACTCAGTTGAATCAGCAGACGCTGTTAAGATTGAGCAGCCAAGCGAGGAGAAATCCTCATCAATGGAGACTGATATGTCAGAAGAAATGAAGACTCCTGAAACTTCTATCGACTTGGACGCATTTGCAAAAGAGGCTGCTGAAAAAGCAGTTGCTCAGTATGCAATGAAACAAGCCGAAGTAAAAGCAGCAGAAGAAAAAGCTAAAGCTGAAGCAGCTGAGAAAGCAGCTGAAGTTGAAGCTCAAGAAAAGGCTGTTCAAGAAGCTAAAGAGATGGAGCAAAAAACTGTAATCGAAGCTGGATTATCAGGCGCCGAAAGACTTATGGAAGATGTCGAAAAAAGAGTCAATGAGAAGCATGAAGATTTAGGTAAAGTTGTAAAAGAACTTGAAGCTAAATTATCAGAGAAATCTGAAGAAATCATGAATATCAGAGAATCAAAAAGAATTTTCCAAGATAGAACAGGTCAAGGCGACTGGAAAAAAGCTTTCGAGAGTGATATTATAGACGCTAAGTTTTTAGGTCTTGCAAATGGAAAAGGGTTTGATACTGATTTCAGTAAAGGACTTATGGAAAAAGTTAACGCACATTCAGGTGTTGGCGTTTCCTCAGCAGACTTTGAACAAGTAGTTTCAACAAATATCGAAAGAGATATTCAGAACGAGTTGGTGTTAGCACCTCTATTTAGAGAGATACCAATGACTTCAGCAACTCAAATTATACCAATCATGCCAGATTCAGGTTATGCTGAGTTCACATCTAACCAAACTGCTAGTGGTTCTTCACCACATGGTAACTTGGCACAAAGAGGTGACGCATATAACCCTGGTTCAGCAGGTGGTATTGATTTGACAGAGAAAACTCTCTCAACCGTGAAATTGATTTCACAATCTTTCTTAGGTAATGAAACTGAAGAAGATGCGATCATGCCTGTACTTCCTTTAATTAGAGAGTCAATGGTAAGATCACACGCTAGAGCAATTGAAAATGCTATCTTAGCTGGTAACAACTCAGCTAACGGTGTATTCTCATCTGGTTCTTTTGACGGCTTAATTCAATTAGCTGCACAAGACGATAGTTCTGGTACTCACGCAACTACATCAGGTACTGCGTTTGCAAGTGAATCTTTAACAGCAGCTGACTTACTAGCAATGAGAAAGAAAATGGGTAAATATGGTATTAATCCTGCGGACGTAGTGTTTATTGTTAACCAACAAGAATATTACAACTTGCTAAGTGATGCTGAGTTCCAAGACGCTAACCTAGTTGGCGACATGGCTACTAAGCTATCAGGTGAAATCGGACAAGTGTTCGGTACAAGAATTCTTCTTTGTGATGAATTCGCATCACCTGCAGTAAGTAAAGTTCACGCAGCTTGTGTTTACACAAGAAACTATGTAATGCCTAGATTGAGAGGTGTAACCATCGAATCAGATTACGAAGTAGCAAACCAAAGAAGAGTCTTAGTGGCTTCACAAAGACTTGGTTTCACAGACCTAATCGACGGTGCAACATCTGTCCACATCAGAAGTTACAAAGCTAGCTAATATTAGCAAATAAGGTTTTGTGGGGCGACCTAAAGCCCCACACTTTAATACTATGGCAGACTTAATAACAGTAACAGAATATAAAGACGCGGAAGGTCTCAGAGGCGAGAAGGACGACGACCGTCTAGCGGTTATTGTACCACAAGTATCTGACCTAGTTAAAAAATATTGTGGAACAAGTTTTATAGACTTCTTTTCCACAGACAAAGTAGAAACTTTTTCAATCGAAGATAATATGACTTCAACGATAATAGTCAGCGAGAGTCCATTAACAGCAGTTGATAAAGTAGAAGAAAGAAGAACATACGCAGAAACTTATCAAGAATTAACTACAGCTAAGTATGAATACTATGTAGATTTTGAAGCTGATGCGATAGTAAGAACAAACGACCAAGGGAGACCAACTCCTTTTGCGCAAGGTGTAGGAGCAGTAAAAGTAACTTATAATGCAGGTTACGCAACTACCCCAAAAGATTTACAACTAGCTCTTTTTGATTTAGTTAATTACTATCTAAAAGACGAGCATAAAGAAAGAAGAACACTTGGTGGAGCAACTTTACAAAACCAAGGAACTGCAGGAATTAGAACTTCCACAGACTTTCCAGACCATATCAAAAGAGTACTGGATTTGTACAAAGTAGTAATATGATAAATGCAGTAGCTAAATATTTTAAAGATGAAATTAACGCTTTACAGAGAGATAAAGATGTAGATGTAATGTCTACACATCATTATCACACGATTTTTGTATATCAAGATATGGTAGTAAAAAATCTAGTAAATGGGTATGCCAAAATATTAGCACAACAAAATAAGGCAAGAGGTATTCCTACTAGTATGACAGGAACATTTATTGGGACACATATAGAGACGATAAGAAATCAAGCAGTTATAGCATATAATGCCTTTTATTTAGTACCTTCACAGTTAGTAACTTACTACCCTAAACAAGGAGCTACATATAAACACCACAGTATTGGAGGTATGGATTTTAAATTAGTCATTCCACCAGGAGCTTTTAGAGATAGAAAAGATAAATCTAGTCCTGGTACAAAAGGAAATGTGCCTTATATTAATCAAATGTTTGCAGGAGTATATGCAGATGCAGTAGTTTCTATGGGAGCTAAAATAAGTGCTAAACTTGGTGGCCCTGGACTTACTGTAACAAATGAAGAGGCAAGAAGCAATAACCCTAGAAATATAACACACAGTAGAGTAAGACGAAAGGGGAGCCCAAAGAAAAACTTACAAACAACTGCTACTTATGGAGCTGCAAGAAGCTTCGCAGGAATAAACGAGGCAGGAGAGTTTCAAGAGGGAGAAGACATTGATACTAGAATTAAAGCAGATAAAAATGTTACGCGTCATGCTAAAATAGTAGGAGATAATACTGCAGTACAAGTTATTGATATGTT